ACGTTAATAACTGCTTCACTATCTGCGTCTGAGTCCGCTACAACCAATTGGGCTCCAAGTCCTTCATCTTCACGCATCCGTTTGATAAAGTTGATAGCTGCCTTCTTGATAGAAGCGTCTTCTACTGGCAAGGCCATATAGTTAAACTCAACTGTTTCAAGCGCCTTGAAGTAGTCTGAGTAGTCTTTAGTTGAGACTGTTCCATCAGTACCACCAGCCAGTTTAGCACCTGCAACTGCTTTCAGAACGCCTGTTCCTGAAAACTCGACTAGATCATTGTTTTTTAAATCAGACAAAACTTTTACAGTTTGTGAGTCCATAACAACTGTATCAAGGAATGTGACAACATCAAATGAACCTGGATTGTCTACGTTCGTTTTGACTGTTACTGTGATGTCATTTCCACGGACACCGCTATATTTAGCTTGAGCCCTTACATTATCCGAAAGGACTACGTTGGCCTTTTCGCCTGTATTTAGGCGATAAACCAAGACTTCGCTAACACGCTTGAATGCCTCATTCAGTAACAAGAGTTGTGGGCTTTCTTGCTCATAACCTAACTTCTTAAATAGGTCTTCACCACGTCGGATTTTCATCAATTTCTTTGACTCACCGAAGCTGAGTGCTAAGGGCACTGTTACGACACCATCGCCACCAAGGCGAGTCATTGCAATGTCTTTTGATTTGACGTTGATGTAAGCACCTGGTCTTACTTTATTTTGACGTTTCCAAATTCCACCTGCCATTAGTTAATCTTCCTTCCTAGTTCGTATTCTAGTTTTGCTCGTGCTTCTTCCAAACTATAAGACTCTTCTGGGTCTAAAATAGCCCCCAAAATGTCTTTTTCTCCGTTGGTAAAAGCGCTACTTTCCAAAATGTCCGCAGTAGGGAACACAAGTTCGTCTACATTATCCATCTTTTACCTCTTCTTTCACTTTCAATTCACGTTGTTTGATATCTTCCTCTTCTAACTTCAAGCGTGTGCTCGCATTAAAAATACAATGCAGAACATTGTCAACCACCTCATACTGACGGTCAAATAAATGAATCGTCGGCAGGTGTAAGAGTTTATAACTCAATTCTTCCTGCATTGCTAAACACTCGCTACGCTTTTTCTTAGGAGGAAAATAAGACAAATCCACTTTAGAACGTACTTTCACATACTTATTGGCCTCTGGAGTGTACTTAGTATCAACCACATGGATAAAAAAACAAGGCTCTTTAAAACCTTGCTCTACTTCATCTAGATAAATCCTGATGTCAGGATATAACCCCTTGATGTGACTAACTAACTCCTCGACTAACCGAAAGCCTTTATTTGCCATTTCCTAACACTACCTTTCTCATAAAGCCATCATACTTATCACGGACACGATTTTCCATATCGCTTTTAGTATCTTCAACCGTTTTATGAAGGAAAAATTGCCCTGGAACAAAGCCGCCATTGACTGTCTTATGCCCGTACTCAACGTATGGGGCATAGTAGACCTTGTTATAAACTTTCTGCTTATAAGTCCGTCCAGATACTTCAATATGGCTTTTAGACCAGCCTTTTTGCAAGGTTCCGCCTTGTTTACCATGAGCACTTGCCCAAAATTTGACGTGTTTGCCATCTTTGGTAGTGAATTCCACCCAATGATCCGTATAAACACCGACAGGTGTTCTCTCTTTCACTTTGGAATTTAGTTCTGTACCTTCATAATTCAAGGTCTGTCTCATAAATCGGTCTACTTTCGCATGATTCGCATTCCTGTTGAAGTTATTAGCAAACTTAGCAAAACTACGATAATCAAAACTGCCACTCATGATTTGCCCTCTAGCTTTATAGCAATTTCTTGATGTGACCAGTACTGACCAATAGGCACATTAGAACGTGTAAACACTTTAACGTGCCCATTTCTATCAGTCACCTCAATCTTGCAACCTGCAGGGATATCATAGACAACAGAGCAAAAGAGTTTCATATCATAGCCGTTAGCTTGATAGTCGCTCCCGTTCGTAGAACTATTGCTCATTTGCGAAATCCTGCAAGGAATGTCCTCTAATAGCACGCTTTCTGACATACTGGTCAAACCGTCTATCTCTTGCTCTGTATAACCTTTAACCGTCATTTTACAGTCATACAAGCAATCAAAGACTGTCTTAGCATATTCGGTCATAGTAGCTTCCTAAAACGATTCAACTGACGCTTGTAGCGCTCAAGTGATGACGGCACTTGTTTCATTCGTTGAATCATTTCATAAGGACTAACCTTTTCGATTGTCGTATCACCCATTTTGATACTCTTGACCGAAAAGTCGTCTGCGTCTGCTTTTTCAGCAAGCACACTTTGCTCCTTGACCTTGTCCAGTAAGTCGTTCGTCATGTCTATCCATACGTTCTCTAAACGTCCAGGCACATTGTCTTGGTGAATATAATTCAAAATCTCGTTTTCTGCTTGGGTCAAAGCGTAGTGAAGAACTTCCATATCTTTGAAATAATTATCCTGACGCATTTTCCGAACGCATGAGATCAAGTACATTGTGTTGTCTTGTTTCAATTCTTGAATCATATTCTGTCACCCAATCTATTTGCCAATTTTGTGTTTCAGAGCGATAATACCGATGTTCTTAGGCTCGTAAACACGTTGCCAGTTCTTGAATTTAGCCAAGTCAGCGTTTGATGGAGTGATGTTTCCTTCAGCAACTTCTGCGCCAGTCCATTTCACACCGTAAGGGTGCATAACAAGGGCACGACGAGTGTAAATCATGTCGTTGCCTTTAGCGGCTTCACGAGAAGTTTCAAACGTAGTCAATCCTGATGGATTTCCTGTATTAAGACCGATTGAACCAGTACGGAAAAGGTATGATGTATAAATATCCCCTGTTGGTGCAATACCATCATCGATAATAACACGGTAACCAAGGTAGGTTGGAATGTTGATAGTCGCAGTTGTTGGCTGGATGTATTGAATCAAGTTGTCTTTTTGTAGTTTAGTGTAAACCGCAGAGTGCATAGCAATAGCAGTAACTTGATCAGCAGAATCTCCAAGCAATTGTTTGGCGTCAAGTACCATACCTGCATCGATACCAGTAGACGCTTTTGATTGGTCTGATACGTGAGTTTCTTCAAGCGCACCTTTCTCTCCACCTGTTCCAGTAGCAAAAATACCATTCAAGGTAGCAATCAAGGCTTTTTGGTCTTCGCGTAGCCAATAAGCACCGATACGGTTCAAAATGCCACTTACTGGGTCAGAACCAGCCACAATACCAGTCAATTCGTTGGCAGCCCAACCACGTCCACGCTACAGAACGCAGGCAATGTCTGCTCCAGCAGTGATTTTTCCAGTTTCTAGCGCTTTGTCGCCATTGCCTAGAACCTCAGAATCTCCAGTAAGGTCATTCCAAAACGGCATGTTGACCAAAAGACCACCAGATGTAATGTTTTTAGAGACACGCTCATCTGATACTGCAATACCACTTTGAACGAAGGCAGATTTAGCAGCTGTGTACTGTTGCATGTAGGCATTGTACTGTTGAGGTGTAATTGTGTCTATAATTTTTGTAAGTTCATTAGCCATTAGTTATTTTCTCCTTGTTGTTGTAAAAATTGAGTTAGGTTGAAGTCAGGATTGCTCATAGCAGTTTCCCAATTCCCTAAATTAGCACCTTGCCCATCGCCTTGATTTGGCGTGTATTGGGCTTGTTTTTCCCCGTTAAATAGATATGGACTCTTAGCACGCTGAGCCTCGATCTGTTCAGTCAAGCCAATCAATTTGCCATCTTTTACAGAGATTTCGTCTTTGTTTAAGATCTTTCCAAAAATTTCTGCATCTCGAACGCCAGCTTTTGTCAATTCAGCATCGATTAAGCGAGATTTGTTCTCATCTGCTAGTTTCGTTTCAAGTGCTTCTGTATCTTGTTTGTACTTAGCTTGCAAGTCTTCTAGCTTTTGCTGAATATCTTCAACATCTGCGCCTTTTTTCTTCAAATCATTCAAGTCTTTGTCACGTTGTGTCAGCTGCTCACGAACGCTCTCCAATTCGCTGTCTTTACTTGCCACATCATCCTTTAACTTTTGGATATCCGCACCATGCAAAGCGAAGACTTGAGAAATTTGGTCTTCAGTTAAGCCGATGTTTGCTAGTTGTTCTTTTTTCATTTTGAAAATCCTTTCCTCTACGCTAGGCTTTTTAGGTGTTCTCCATCACCAGTCGCTCCGCTTTTGTTAGGACTACGGACTTGTCCAATAGTTGAACCTTTTAACGCCATGCTCAGGGCATAAGAAAACCGCCTCGATTTCGACGCGGTTAGGTTATTTATTTTTCAATTGTTTCAGTTTCTTTCTGTATTCAATTCCGACTTTTAGAGTTGAAATAACTGTTGAAATCACTTCAAATAATTTAATTATTACGAACAAAATTAACGCAAAAAATATAATCCAACCTAATAAAATTGATACTAAATCCCAGATAAACATGTCTTTACTCCTTTTAATGTTACAATCAATCAACTTCATACGATAATGAAGAAATGTCGGTTAATATTTTAGGTAGTAACTCAATCACACTTAACGTATTCGTCCCATGGATATTTAACTCTAATTTCACTGTCGCTGAGTCATTTTTGCTTGATCCTAAAAATTCTACGTTAGGTATCCCAATTCTCACTGTATCCATTTTCAATCCTTTCTGAGTACGAAAAAAGCACTTAGATTTCTCTAGGTGCTTATTTATCTAATCGGTAAACCTTTTGCGTAAGCTTCTTTAGCCTCCGCAAGTGTCATTTTATTTGGACCGCCATCGATATTTATAATGCCTGTATTTTGCCAATGACAGACATCACAGATATCATAGTCCATAACTTCAGTTCCGCAAACAGGGCAATGAAGCCATAAATATCCATCAATTTCCCAAGTCTTTTGCGATTTCTCCATCGTAATACTCCCTTCCTAAGTCTGGTTTAAACATTGTATTTATTTTATGTACTTTAGGATTACCCAAAACATAGATATTGTTATCGATATCATAGCGCACTCGCCTAAGTTCCGTCTGATAACCTAATATCTTGTCCGAGGTCGGTTTTGATAATAAATCAGATGCCATTTTTTGGTATTCTTCAATGGTTATATCACCGAACTCTTTCCCATGACTTTTGAAATGTCCATTTAAGGATTTCTCAGTAGGAAACTTGGACTTTGCCCATCTGATGCGGTCTTTTAATTCCTTGTATCCCTCAACATCATTATACTTCAAATCATAGAAGCCTGCAAATGTTTTGGGCATATTTTGAGAGCCTAAAACCTGCCTATAAGCTATGAACTGCTCCTTGCTTCTGCGGACTCTGTCCTTTTCCAATCGTTCTGCTTGTAGCTTGTCTTTGATGGCAGTTTGGCCATACTTATCAAGCTGTTGCTTTCGCCAGTCCTTGAAGGTCTGACCGCTTTCAACCTCATAGCCTTTCCCTGTTTCAATGTCTCTTGCATAGCGTTTCCCACCTTTTTCTAAGGCAGGAACCGTCGTACATCGACAATGAGGGTGCATGGTCGGGTAATTTACACCTTTCTCTGCATCCTTAACAAGAAATACCTTGCCGTCCAACTCACCACAAATAGGGCATGTGTGAACCTCTAAGGTCGCTAGATACCTGTACTTCTTGATATTGTCGTCTTGGTATTCATCTAACGTTGCCTGAGCCTGTATGCCATTCGTTTCCGTCTGCAAAACAGTCACTGCACGATTACGAGCACGTTCAAACTCAATTGCTAGAAGTTTACTGGACTGGTCTATCGGATAGCCTCGGTTTAAATCATTGGTTACAAGCGATTCTACTCTACTAACCAGTTCGTCCATATTGCTACCCCAAACACGCTCAGAGAACCGTTTGCCTTTGAAGTTTTCCTCTATTGCCTTTTGAAGATATTCTTCTTCTAGGCGCTCAGGTTTGAAATTCGGTTCTCTTTTGGTCTGTTTATGGTAGTTGTAAGCACGATTTAAGTAAGTTTCTTGGTAAGTTTGCTTGAGATGTGTTTCTATTCGCTTGTTGATTTTGCCAGTCATTTCAGCGATATCCATCTCAACACCAGCAAACAGGGCATCTGCATTTGTTTTGAC